GGCTGCAGGTCTATCTGCTTGAAGCTCACTGAGCTCTCTGCGTAAGACTTGGCCCCAGCGGTCTATATCGACGTCAAAGTCGATAGGACAACGAATCGGAATCCGGAACTCTCGCTTTTGAAGGCGTTTGTTCCATCGAGACCGAAACGTGCGGGGTACAGTGGTAAAACAGCTCTTAAGAGCCAAACCATTGAAGGCCTGACTACTATATGGCGACCCTTCGTGAGCAAAGTTGATGCCTTGCGGCGTCATTACCCACTCACGACCCTCGTCATCGCGAATTTCACTGTGAAATTGCGACGATTTGGGCACGGGACCATACCACTCCTCGAAGAGGTCGTGGAAGAACGTCTCGTTGTACCATGTACCGTACTTATCTAGCAAGTTGTTAAACAAACTAGCAGTACGGAACTTTGCTGCCAAATCATCATTTTCAGGCGGGCACTTTGCCCGTACTGGAGCGACGTCGATTCCTGCGAAGAAATCGCCACCGCACGACTCCCTGAAGGGACCCGACCAGTAGCTCTTATCTCTGTTGACTAAAAGTCCGACAGATTCAAGCGCCTGTGTCACCCGCTCAACGAATTGAGTAGGGACAATGATGTCGTCTCCGAATACCGATACTTTCGCATCGGCGTGACGGAGAGTGCTTTTGAAGAGACGGTTATAATATTCGTCTCCCAGAGGCATTGCTGCGAGCACTATCGACCAGAAACATATCGCCTCTACAGGGAAACAGCAAGCTGATCCCATAGGTGCGAATTTGCGGAGTGGGACAACTGTCCCATCCGGAAGCACGGTTGACTTCGAGCGAGATGCTCTAAGTGCCCAGAACCAATTGTCAGGGAAAAGGTAACTTACCAATTCCAGTGACACTCGGTCAGATGCTTCTTTCAGGTCCAACGTGGCGTGGCATCCATCGATGGATGCCTGTTGAGCCATACGTTGATTCCGGGTTTGATCGGTAAAACCGATTTGCCCAGCGATAGTGGGTCTATCTTCAACCGCCTTGTACATCTGGGCCATAAGGCCCTGTTGGATGTACATGAACTCACGTGGTTCACAGCTTATTAAGCGTGGTCCGCGCGAGTCCTTCGGTACGAAGACGACCCTAGCCATTGGATCAGCTACTTCACTATCCGCCAGCTGTGACAAGTTGTCACAGAGGTGTGTCATGTTGTAGAAGAAGTACTGAGTATAGGGGAATTCCCTATTCAGTCTTGGTATGAACCTAAACGACTCATACCGCTCCCAGGGAATGACCCTGCAGGAGCTTGATCCAGAACCATGGCGTGGCCGAACATCATGTGGGGAAACCCCAGACAATAGTCGATGCACAGTCTTCCTTGCTCGTTCGAGCAGGACTCTAGTAGAGTCCCGGAAGAGCTCCAGTTCCCTAAGTTCCTTTTCAGTTCGGGTGAACTGATCTAGAACCTCTTGGGTCTGAACCTTGGTGTATGGCAGCTCGAGCTTGTAGTAAATCGCACTTAATTGGCGAATACAAGCAACAGCCCCCACATCAATCAACGCTGTAGGTAGTAGGGTCCCATCCTCATCGAGGATAAGGCCCCACGCTTTAGCGAGGAACAGTGGGTAGGCCTTCCCTTCTGCCCGTACGAATCCCTCAGGCATGACAAAGGTGGAACCGCGAGTTGCGGAATCCAGAGCTTTGTATAATCCCGGGAGGGTTACGGTTAGGAAGGGCAAGCCTTCAGCCATAGCCCGTCGTTCTATGGTCTCCAAATCGGAGGCCTCGACGTAGCTAGACAGTCGCGTTTTGGTTGCAAGCAGTCTCCAGAGGGAGACTAGGCGTTTCATGTCATCCATAATAGTTTGGACAAACATCCTACGCCACAGCTTAGATCAACCGACAACCGCTACCACAAGTGGTAAGAAAGCAAGTCACTGTGACTTGCCGCGCCGGTCCTTATTCAAAGTAGGACGACGCTTCCGTACAACACGCTTCCCAACCCAGAGCAAGAACAGTGAGACCCCCAGAAATACACTCTCAGTGAGTGTAAGGGGGCCTTGAAACTGGTGCTCTAGTGTGTGGGAATGTTCGTGTTGGCTATCGCCGGTACGAGGTGTACCGGCGACAGGCATAGGAGTCAGTGTCGATAACGTTTTCATCAGTTTACTGAGTGAATAGTTATGTCGAAACACGGGCGGTTCTGTACTACAGAGCCGCCTCGACGAGGGCGTCATCCACATCAGTGGTGGCGAGGACCTCCTTCATTGACTCCACGACATCGAGAACGTCAGCAGTATCTGCGGCATTGCGCCGCGTAATGGTGACGTTGACTCGGGCGGACCCGACGTATTCGCCAGTAGTACTGTTGTACTCTGGCACGTCGAGGGACGCGAGTGTCTTACGGATGCCCGTCTTCGTGAGCTCGTGAGCAACACGAAGCGCGGGGCGACCTTGAAGGTCGCCTTGCGGGCTGGGAGCATAAAAGATATGCTCGTCGGATTCCTTACCCGCACTGGCGAAAACGCCTTGTGCGGTGGTAGTGATGGTTGAGGGCAGATTAGCCATGGTTAGTTTGCATGTGTGATTGAGCACATTGGTACCCACCCGCAAGGGTGGTATAAATACCGGTGCTCGGTTATGGGTGTAGACTGGCCTCTCCCAATTAAGGGAGTTTGGTTAGTTTGGCCGCCTACTTAACGTCATGTCGACGATGTGGTCAAGAAGACCAAGTCGACTAAATTCCGGACCTGACGTAGGTTCGGGAGCGTAATCCTTGGCTGTGCAATCCCCCCATAAGGGAGAGGGCCCAGCCTACGAACATAGCTGGTGTAAATGAGTTGGCCCTTTGCCAAACTCTTTCCAGCATAGTTCGCGTATTTATCGACATACGGGCCAGCCTCAAATTGAGCCTCGCCATCGACGGTGGTTATCTTCTTAATTGAGTAACCATCCTGAACAATTGTGTAGGGAAACTGTAAGAAGCCCCCACGGAAATTGTCCAGCCAATCACTGACTTTGATGAAGTACTCCAAGACAAACGAAAATGGAACAAGTTCCAAAGTCGTTTGCAGAGGTTCATCAAATCCCAACGCGTCGGCTGCAAGCAGCCACGGCGGGATTTCGGGCATACTTGACGTATCAAGGTCAAACATAGCCCAGGCAGTGACAAGTCGATCATAGTGGACAGTCCGCTTAGTGTGGACGTCCGCAGTTCCGGTTTGCGACTGTGAAGTCGTTCCGGAATCTTTGACCGTATATCGAGTGCGCAGGGATTTACTTCTACGCAACCTATCCATTTGAGTGGCTAAGTGGTTACTTATTCCTTTCATCGCGTTCAGGTCGCTCAAAAGCGGTTTGACGGCGAATTGGACAAACAAGTCTCCACTGGCCATGGCTCGGATCGTTTCAAGAAACGGTCTTTTCCTGTACTTCCGCCAGAAGCTTTGCAGCCTCTGTGTCGTTGGTCCAGGCAGATCGCCTCTTGTCTTGAATCCCCTACCAGTGATCGCATCGAAGACGTTACGGTAATCCGTTAGTTCTCCGAGGAACACTGGTAGACTCAGCCCAGCATCCTGTACTCCAAACGAGAGTCCGTTGGTCGCTCTGACCAACGCATTCAAGTCAGTATCCCAATAACTGGGGTAACTCTGGAGTGCAGCATTGTTGAGCAATGAGTAGCCGCACGAACAATGTCGTACTGACGAAGCTTGCTGGGTTCGCCCAGCATATTCGTTGCTTCGCCCCATATAGACTAACGTCTGTAGGGGAGCGTTCCACTCTTTCTTAGTGTGGGTCACTTCATTGTAGGACTGGTAACCGGAGGGGTTATCCGTGATCGTCTCTTCGACGCCCACGGCCCCTTTGAAGGAGCTACTTAAACCATAGCTCCTATTCGATACAACATATGGATTTGCACTGACTCCATGCAGTCTACTTTCCCCAACATCCGGCGAGCCGGTGATGGGGTCAATAGTCTGTCGAGTCGTAATGCAGTCTGCATTAGTGTCGAATGTTACGGTGTTCCTTGTTCGTGTTCTGCTCACATGGTTAGGGGTTGATGTGGCGCCCCCCCGAG